GAAGGTGCCCGCCGATGCCGACGTCGGTCTCGCCGAAGTCATCGCAGCTCTGTCGACCCCGATGGGCTACCCGGCGCAGCCAGCGCCCTAGCCTCGGCCCCCGGGCCGCCCGCTTCGCCGCCCTCATCGGCCAGCCATTCATGCCCTGGCAGGCCCAGGTGGCCGACGTCGGCCTCGAGATCGACCCCGACACCATGCTCCCCGCCTACCGCCAGGTGGTCATCTCCGTCCCCCGCCGCTCCGGCAAGACAACCCTGTTCCTGGCCGTCCAGGTCGACCGGTCCCTTGGCTGGGGTCGCCGCCAGCGCAGCCTGTACGCCGCCCAGGACCGCAACAACAGCCGGGCCAAATGGGAGGAGCAGGTCGACATCCTGCGCGACTCGCAACTCGCCGGACTGTTCACCGTTCGCCGCCAGACCGGCCTAGAACGCACCGAGTGGCTCGCAACCGGGTCGACGGTAGGGATCACCGCGTCCGGCGAGGCGTCCGGCCACGGCTTCGATCTGGACCTCGGCATGATCGACGAAGCCTGGGCGCAACGCGACTCCCGGCTCATCCAGGCGTTCCGCCCGGCCATGATGGTCCGCATGGCCGCCCAGATGTGGATCACCTCGACCATGGGCACCGAGCTGTCCACCTTTTGGAACGAGCTGGTAGACGACGGCCGGGCCCGGGTCGAAGCCGGCGAAACGTCCGGATCGGCCTACTTCGAATGGAGCGCCGGACCCGACGACGACCCCGACGACCCCCGGACCTGGTGGCGGTGCATGCCCGCCCTCGGCCACACCGTCACCGAGGCCGTCATCGCCGCCGACCACGACGCCCTCCCGCCCGACGAGTTCGCCCGCGCCTACCTCAACCGGCGCACCGCCGGCGGCCGGCCGGTCATCAACCCGGCCCTGTGGACGGCGGCCCGCAACCCCACCTCCCAGGTCGCCGGCGTCCCCTGCTTCGCCCTCGACGTCACCCCCGACCGCTCGGCCGCCACCGTCGCCGTGGCCGGCTGGCGGCCCGACCGGTCCGTCCACGTCGAGGTGGTCGAACACCGGCCCGGCACCGACTGGGTGCCCGCCCGGCTGCGCCAGCTCTACGACCGGTGGGCGCCCTGGCCGGTCGTCGTCGACCCGGCCAGCCCGGCCGGTAGCCTCCTCATCGACCTGGCCGCCGCCGGCGTCAAGACCGAGACCGCCTCGGTCCGCGACTACACCGCCGCCTGCGGCCAGCTCTACGACGCCGTCGCCGCCGGAGCCGTCGCCCACCTCGACCAACCCGTCTTGAACGTGGCCGTCGGCAACGGCCGGCGCCGGGCGGTGGCCGACGCCTGGTGCTGGGCTCGCCGCTCGGGCGGCGACATCAGCCCGCTTGTGGCCGTCACCCTGGCCCACTGGGGTCTCGTCAAATCCGGCGTCGGCACGCCGCAGATCCTCTGAGTCCCGCCCTCCCCCGCCATTTTTCGGCCGATCCCGCGCAAAAACACTGCGTTCGTGATGAGCGAGGCGACGACGGCAGAAAAATGGGGTGGGGGTCGACGTGCCGGTCAGGTCACCAGCGCCGCGACCGGCGCCCCACCCGGCGTGCCGCTCGCAGTTCGTTGGTCACCGCCGCCCCGCCCCGGGAGTTGCAGGTCCAACAGGATGCCCTCAGATTTTCGGCGGCGTTGCTGCCACCGTACGCCAGGGGTGTGACATGGTCGACGGTTGTCGCCCGGCGGTGGCATCCCGGCCACTGGCATTGCCAGCCGGCGGCGGCGAGTACCTCGAGGCGTAGGCGTTGGTACTCGGCGCGGTGGTAGGCGTCAGGCATCGTTAGGACCACCAGGACTTGCCGAAGCCGCGTCGCCATTTTGCTTTCGGGTTTCCCCGCTTGCCTGAGCGACCCGGCCGCCACACAGCATCCGGCGCCCAGTCTCTGGGAGTTTTCATGTTCGACCGATGCCCCATGTTGATCACACGGCCACGGCCAGACCTGCTCATGTATCGGCGCTCATTGGGCGATGATCCTTGCCAGGCGTTGGTTTCCGTCCGAGCAGCTCGGTCCCCATTCGCGGTAGTCGCCACTGCGTAGCTCGGCCCGCGCCACGGCCAGCTCGGCGATGTCGACGGTGATGAATCCTGTGCCGTCACCATTCGGTATCACCGGTCTGTCGTCCAGCGTGATGTTTTTTGCCATGTGGTAGACGTCGACCAGTCGACCAAACTTGGCCACGTTGCTCCAGCACCAGACGACGAGCAGTAGCGGGGCATAGGTGTGGGCGGCGATCATGGCCGGCTCGGTAGTCCGCAGCGTGATGTCGACATCCGGCGCATGTCCTGGGCGGTCGTGGCGGCACCGCAATTGCAGGTCGCATCTGCTGTCGATGCGGAGTCGTACATCGACACCTCCGAAGTCGTCCTGTAGGGGCGCGATCGTGAAGACATGCTGTCCTGGAATGGCGTGGCGGGCCATCTCTCGCAGTTCTCTCCGTAGTGGCTCCGGGTAGCTGTACTTGTTGGCCACGCTCACAGTTCGTCACCCCACGACACCCAGCCCGGCCGGGTGCGGCGGGCGAACAGGTCGATACGGGGACCGAAACTGACCGCCTCGACCAGGTCGTAGAAGACGTCCGGTTTGGTTGAGTGCGAACCGCGGGCGGCGTGAAACGCCACCATGCGGCCCATCTCGGCCATGCGGAACGGGGGCCGGTAGGCGAAGACGACGTGCTCGGCGTTGAACTGCCAGGAGAATGGCGTGAACCCGCCCGGTTTCACCCAGGTAAGCAGGCAGTGATAGGTGAATCCCCATTCCGCGGCGATGTCGAACGCGTCGGGCAGGAACCGCTGGGGCGCCCACAGGTACAGGTGGGAGCCGTCCACGCCGAGCGCCTGGACCGGTAGCGCCCTGATCTGGTCGAGAGTCATGGTCGGATAGGCGAGGGTGCTGCCCTGACTGGGCGTGTCAAGCGTGGCGGAATGGCCCATCGGCCATGGCGGGTCGACGACGATGGAGGCGTAGCGGCCGTCTGGTAGTGGCGGACTCTGACCGCCGCCGCGGCGCCTGCTGTCTACGGCGTGGCGAATCAGACCCGCGCGTGTGGCGAATTCTCCCCGTGCCCGCACCTTGGTCAGGTAGGCGGCGAACACGTCTTCGGGGATGGCGGCCACTTCCATAGCACGGCTGGCCACACCCGAGTTGCTGTAGCCCAACTGCTCCAGGGTTTGAGCTACAGGCTGTAGCTCAAACTTTCCACCCGGGTGGCGTTGGCCGTTGTCGGCCATCTCCCGCAGCAGGTCGCCTTCACGTCGCCACGCCTGTAGACGCAGTTCGGTGGCATCCGCTTCGGCCTGCCACGCCTCTTCGCGCAAATGCTGGGCATCGGACAGCCGGCGGGCACGGCGGGCATGGTCGGCAGCCGCGCCGGCCCATTCTTTTACGGTGCGGATTTCCGGCAGGGCGACTGCTTCGGCCAGCACCGCTCGGGCCTGGTTGACAAGAGCAGCCGCCGTCCCTGTGATGGCTGCGACGTCCGTCGCCCGAAGGCGCTCCGGCTTGCCCGGTGGGCCGGGCGCTTGGGCGATCGTCGCGCCGCTGTCAAGGGGTGTGAATTTCGCGGGTTTCTGTGGAAAAGTCATCCGGTTATCCCCCGCAGGGCTCGTCGGACGGCGTCGAGGTGGAGCTGGGAGGCGGTCAGGATGTCGCGGACCTGGTAGTCGGGAAGGTCGCAGGCGTCGTCAACGGATGTGAACGCGTCGCATCCGTAGCGGCCGAGTTGCTGGTTGACGCGGGCGAGGGCGTTGAGTAGGTCGCGGTCGGGTTTGCGGTGTGGTGGCACTCATCGGCTCCCGGTCCCGGTTGGCGGATAGGGCTGCCCGTTGAGCAGGGCGATCAGTTCTTGACGTTCTTGGACGCAGTCCCAGATCATCCACAGGTCGGCGTCGACGGCGGCGGGGTGGCCGCCATCTTTGGCCAGCTGGATGTGGCGGATGACGACGGCGGCCATGGTCACGGTTCGGCCAGTTCGAGGCGGTGGACGACGGCGGCCTGGCCGTCCCGGGCGATGCGGGCGGCGTCGGCGGCGCGGGTGTCGCCGGCCTGTTCGGCCATGTCGGCCAGCCAAGCCCAGTGGGCGGCCTGGTGGCGGTGGTAGGCGATGCGGATCCGCCAGCGCAGCCAGCCGTCGGCCGGCGCCGTTCCCCACGTCCAGGTCACCAGAGCAGCTCGAGGCGTCGATGCCGGGCGGTGT